GGCGCAACCCGCGCGGGGTGACTGACGGTGCGCCGGCCGGGGGTGACGCAATGAAGGGGCTGAAGGCAAGCGACCGGCGCAAGTATAGCTATGCGCGAGCGATCCTGATCGCGTCTGGTGACGAGAAGTTCGATGGCATCGAGGCCGAGATGCATCAGCAGTTGGCCGAGACTTACCGCAACGGCGGGCTCTCGTTGCACAGCAAAAGCACGCTGATGCCGATGGACCTGCGGACCAACGAGGAGCGGTGGCAGGAGATCGAGCGGCGCACGCTCGATAGCAAGACGATCGCCAAGGGCAGCGAGACGGTGTTCGAGCAGCCGGGCGAGATGATCGAGTTGCTGCGCAATCGTTCGGCGGTCGTCGCCCTGGGCGCCCGGACCTTGACGGGGCTGAGTGGCCCGATTGGCTTCCCCAAGCAGACGGGAGCCGGGACGGCGACGTGGGTGGGCGAGAATATCGGCGACGTGTCCGACACTGACTTGGCGCTTGGGCTCGTTATGTTGCAGCCCAAGACGCTCCAGTCCACCACGGCCTATTCGCGGCAGCTACTCATACAGTCGAGCGTGGATGTGGAAAACCTGGTGCGGAACGACCTGGCGCTGATTCATGCGCTGGCCATCGACCGCGCCGCGATCCACGGCCTGTCATCGGCCGGGCAGCCCACTGGTATTTACCTGGCACCGGATGTCGCTACCAACTCGGTGGCGGGCGTTCCGACCTACGTCTCGCTGGTTGACCACGCAGGGCTCGTGGCGGCGCAGAACGCCGACGAGGGCAGCCTCGGATGGCTCACCACCCCGCAAATGGCGGGCAAACTGCTTTCCACCCCAGAGCACGCGACGGCGCAGATGGCCAAGTGGATTTGGCAGGGCACATTCCGTGAGGGCGTGGTTATGGGCTATCCCGCCCGGGGCACGCTCCAGGTCAGCTCCACCATGTCAGGCAGTGCGGAAACTAGCGGCACCCAGCACGGCATCATATTCGGAAACTTCGCCGACATGATCATCGGAATGTTTGGCGCGCTCGAAATCGTGGTGGACCCATATGCGAAAAAGAAGCGGGCGCTGATCGAGGTCACTAGCTTCCAGATGGCGGACCTGATCTTGCGCCACGGCCAGTCGTTCGCTAAGAGCACCGCCGCGACCATCGTCTAAGCGCAGGGGGCCTACATGCTGGTCAAAGCGTTGTTTGGGTTCTGCGCTGGTGGTGGGCGTGACGTGTCGATAGGCGAGGTGTTTGAGATTGCCGAGGAGTGGAACGCCAAGCGGTTGATTGGAATGGGCTACGTCGTCGCGGTGGGGGGCGCTCCGGCAGCGTCCCCCGAGTCCGAGCGGCGAGCCAAGGCGCTTGCGGCGGATGAAATCTCCGTCCGCGAGCCTGAGCCGGAACACAGGGAGCCGCGTATGCGGCGCAACAAGGAGGAGTAGATGCCAGCACCCTCAGGCCAGATGGCGCAAGCGGTTGAAACGGTTGTTCTCGCATCGGTCAGCACCGGGGCCGGCGCGTTCCTTTCTGCGGCCGTTGACCTGCTCGATTACGAGGGGATCGTCCGCGTAACCCAGAACCTCGGGCTCATCACGGGGTCAATCTCCATCCCGGTGCTAACCCAGAGCGATACGTCGGGCGGCACCTATGTCGCGCTCACGACCGATGGGGCGTTCGGGGTGGCACAGTCGCTCGCTACATCGGTCACCTTCGACGCGAGTAGCGCGAAGCGGTTCATCAAGTATTCGACCACGGTGACGACGGGCCCGATTCTCTGGGGCATCACCGCGGTCGGCTTCAAGAAGTACCGCTAACACCAGGGGGCGGGGATGCCGTTGCCGCTATATCGCAAGTCCGATGTCCAGCAGATGTTGGACGAGTTCGGCGTCCCCGTCACCATCGGTGGCGTTACCGCAAAGTGCATCGTGAACGACTCAGACGAGGAGATTGCCAGCGGGGCCAGCGCAGTCCTGATCGGCCGGGCCATCATTGCCCGCGCTGATCGGGATGCGTTCCCGGCTGCGGCGCAAGGGGTGGCGGCAACCGCCGACTACCCGGTGGCCGGCACAACCTACACGGTGGTCTCGGTGCGGCGCGATCTGCAAACACTGGCCATAACTTTGGCGAAGGTATGACGTGCCCGCCCCCGTGGTCACCGCAGAGCTTGTGCTCGACGCCATTAAGGCGCGGCTCGACCTCATCGTGGGCGGGTCCGACTACAACACGGTGCCGACGAAGCAGATCGGCGTACCGCGAGATGCGATACCGGAAGGGGCTGGCGAAAAGCTGTACCTCATCCACGGCGACAGCGAGACGCTATTCGATGCTGTGGGCACGCATCACACCGAGCGCGCCACATACCACGTCTGGTGCGTGAGCAACGACACCGTGAGCGGGCAGCGCAAGGCCCTGCGGCTGGTGCGCGATGTGCAGAAGGCACTGCGCTCGGGCTTCGGGGCGTTGGAGATTGCCGGGGCCAATGCGGGCGTCGCGCTGGGCCGGTACATGCGGGACGAGAAGGCAGAAGAAGTGACTGGCGCCACCGTCTATGCCTTGACGCTGACGGCCGACTGGGTTGTTGACTTGAGCACATAACGGGAAGGGGGGCAGGTTCCCATGGCGGTCGGGCAAGGATTCAAGTCGTACATCGCGATCGGGAAGGAAACGACATTTGGCGTTGCGGCCACGGTGACGCAGAAGTTTGAGATGGCATCGTGGAGCGTGGCGCCGGTCGTCGGGTCGATCCCCGACCCATCCCTTTACTCCGGGCAGTCTCGGCGCGGCGTTTTTGAGTCGGGCAAGTCCTACCGCGGCACGTTCGTGGTGCGCCTGGTGTATGACGGGTTGCTGGAGCTATTCCGCGCGGTTCACGGGTCTGGCGTATCGGGCGCGCCCATTACCGGCTCCACAAGAGACCACACGTTCAAGGAAGCGGCTGCGCTTCCGTCCTATACCATCGAGGCCATCGTCGGCGACATCCCGACCGGCAAGTGTTTCCAACTGCTCGGCGCCAAGTTCATGGCTGCTACCGTGCGCTCCACTGCCGGGCAGGGAACCGACGCCATGGTGCAGGCCGAGTTCACCGTGATTGCCAAGGACATGATTAGCAACGCGACGCCGACCAACCCCGGGTCGTTCCCGGCGCTACTGCCGGTCCTGTTCCACCAGGCGTCACAGATCGACGACGGCGTATCAACGATGAGCGTGGTCAAGGGCGTCATGTCGTTCCCGGCCAGCGTGCCAACCTTCACGCGGGTCGGCGGGTCGAATACCACGGACTTGATCGTAGCGGGCATGGAGGTGACGGGCATCGGGGTGGCATTAAACACTACCGTCTCCTCAGTAACCTCCACGACGGTGCTCATCCTATCGGCTGCGACCACGCCCACCACGGGCAACCTCACGCTCACCTTCAACAAGACCAATGCGCAGGGCTATATGCGGCTGCGCTCGTTCGAGGTGACCCTAGAGAACCCGCACGATGAGGCCCGCTACTTCATGGGCAGCCTCAACCCGGACGAGGCTCTGAGGAACGATTTCATCGTCGCCCGCTGGCGGTTCGTTGAGGAGTTTACAAGCATCGCGGCCTATGACTTGGCGCGCGTCTGGGCGGCGTCTGGTTCTGAGCCATCGCCACGTCTGATTTTCCAGCACCCGACGGCAATCGACACCACCTATTACCGTGAGTTCGAGATGCGGAGCAACAAATGCAACATAACCGAGTTCTCGGCCCCGGTCGAAGGTTACGGCGTGGTCCTGGCAAACGTGACGCTTGAGGCGTTCAACGACCCCACCGACGCGTCCGGTATGCTGTTCCGCGTCCGCAACCAAGAGGCTGCGCTAGTTTAGCAAACCCGAGGGATACCCCATGGACCTCACCCAGCGCCAAGCGACAGCGGCCGAAGACCTGGTGGCCGAAACGCGCAACATCGAGATACCAGGCATGGCAGACCGTGCCGGAGAGCCGGGCATCGCCACCATCCGCCGGCTCCCGGCGTCCGAGGTGTATCTACTGCAGGGTGCATCGGACCGCGAGGAGTTCCGTGCCGTGTACCGGCGCTGGGCTCAGGCGGCCATCATCTCTCCGCGCTTCTCGTTCAACGGGGATAGCAGCGGCGTGGTCTGGGATGACCTGCCGTTCGTGACCCACGAAGGTTTGGCGCGGCAGATCGCCGAGTTCAGCTTCCAAAGCAGCGCCGCGGCGGCGGCCCTCGGGGATGCCTTTCGCGGAGGACACCCCGCGGGGGGAAGCGCTGGGGGCGCTGGCGGAGGACTTGATGGCGCTGGGGATGATGCACCCGGCGAGCCTCCCGCACCGGCGGTTGGGCCTGAGCCTGCCCCCACTAGCGGGGCTTGAGGTGGATCGTGGCGTTCTGGCCGCGGCGCGTAAGCACCGCTCCGTGACGGCCGCTCGCGACCTCCAGGGCGACCCCGGCCCTTGGGGGGTCAGCCACGTCCTGCGGCTGCTCCTGCGGCTCTACGTAAGGGGTTAGCGCATGGCCGAGACGCCCGTTGAAGTCATCATCCGCGCCCGCAACGAGGCTCAGGCGGCGCTTAACCAGGCCATCGGGCAGATGAAGCAGCTCCAGGCCAGCACCAAGCAGGCCGGGGATGCGGGTGCTGGGCTGCGCGGGTTGCGCGACGCCATTGGCCAGATCAGCCCGGCGGCCGGCCAGGCGGTGGCGCGCATTGAGGCCATGGCTGGCGCCGGCGCAGCGTTTGGCGTCATCGGCACGGCCGCGGTAGGCGCCGTCACTGCCATTGGCCTGGTTGGCGCTGCGGCGTTCGCTGCGGCCAAGAACCTCGGTGACGCCGTTGAGCAGTTGGACAACTTCGCGCGGGTCACCGGGGCCAGCGTGGGCGATGTCCAGGTGCTCGGGGAACTGTTCGAGCGGCAGGGCCTCAGCGCCGATGTGGCACGTACCGCCTTGCACCGGCTCAACGTAGCCATCGGCGAGGGCAACCCGCTGCTCGCCAGGCTCGGCGTCACGGCGCGAGATCCCACGCAGGCGTTGCTCCAGTTGGCGGATGCGTTCGCCACCTCTACCGACGCTGGTGCTAGGGCCAGGATTGCGCAGGAGCTTCTCGGGCGCGGCGGCAGTGACTTGCTGGCGGTGCTAGACAGCCTCCGCACGGCCTTCCCCGCTCTCCGTATCGAGATGACGGCAACCGGGCAGCTCATGTCCGACGATATGGTGGAGGCGGGGCGCTTGGCCGATGCCTCATTTGAACGCTTCGGCGGGCGTCTGGCCGGCGTGATGAACCGGCTTAAGAACTTCGCCGCAGTGGCGGTCGAGGTTGCCACCGTGACGAACCCGGTAATGGCGGCCCTGTTCGGCCCCGTGGATGTTCCCGACGGCGCTACCGGCGCGATTGACCGTCAGGCGGAGAGAATAGAGAAGCGCATCGCCACGCTGCGCGCGACGCTGGTGAAGGAAAGCGACAACCTAGACACCATCCATCTCTTTGACCGCCTGGCGCCCGAGGGGGTCATTCGGGAGGCGGAGGGCAGGATTGCCGGCCTGGAGCGCCAGATCGCCACCCTCGCCGACCGACTCACCACCCTGCGCAGCGCAAAGCCAGTCAGTGCGGGCGTTGAGTCCAAGGCCGTCGCCGACGCCTTGCTTGCCGCGATAGCGTTAGAGAACGCGGAGGCGGCAGCCAAGCGTCTGGGGGCACAGGTTGAATCGGTCAATAATCAGCTTGCGAAGGTGGCGCTTGGGGACGAGGGCATCCGGCGACTCGCGAAGTCTTTCGCAGAAGGGGCAACTTCGGTTGAGGATCTGTTGCGCCAGTTCAAGGACGTGGGGCTTGCGGTCGAAATCATTCGGGCTGCCGAACCCTTCAAGCCGATGGAGTCTGCTGCCAAGGCGCTTGCCGAGACACTGAAGATTCCCGTTGAGGCGGCCCGCAATCTGGTGGCCGAACTGGAAAAGGCCGAAGCGCTATCGCCCCGCGGCGGGCCTGCTCCTGTACCGATACCAGGCCCGGACGTTCCGCTTCCAGTACCGCAGCCCGCTGTTGATTTGGGTACATTCGCACGCGGCCAGGTGCTAGAGGATTGGCGCGCGTTTGTTGATGAGGTGACCTCTAGCGCAGCAGTATTGAACGACGTGCTGGGCGGGATCCAGTCCAGCCTACAGGCCGGGTTTACCCAGGTCTTTCAAGGCATGCTAGGGAGTGCGCAAACATTCGGCAGCGCCATGGCGACGATATTCAGGGCCATGGTCAATGAAATCATTGCCCAGCTCGCCCGGTTGCTGGCATTCAAAATACTGCGGCTGCTGCTGGGTGATGTCACCGCCCTCGCGCCTACGCCGTCACCAGTACAAGGGCTGGGTGCTGGCTTAGGGCTGAGCGCTGGCGGCGTGGTCCGCGGTCCCGGCACGGAGACGAGCGACAACATCCCCGCCCTGCTGTCGCCGGGGGAGTTTGTCGTGCGCGCGGCGGCGGTCAGGCGGCCCGGCGTGCGGGCGCAGTTGGAGTCAATCAACCGGGGCGCCGCACATGCCTTCGCTGCCGCAAGCACACGCGGCGGCTTCAGCATGCCGCGGATCACCATGCCGCAAATCAATATGCCGCAGATTCCTGCCGTTGCTGGCGCCGCGACCGCGGACCCTTGGGCCGCGCCAACATCGCCGGGCCAGCAATCCGGCAATACCTACATCATCCAGACCATCGAGGCACACGACCTCGTAGCCTCGCTCGTGCTCCCCGGCGGGAGCCTTCGGCGCGCCAACGACCGCGTGCAGGTAGCGGAGGCCTACTGACATGGGAATGAAGTACGGGCGACCCGTGGATAACAAGGCGGTGCGCGTGGCCAGCGCCACCGTGCCCATCGTCATCAACGGGGATGGTGCTTATAGCGGTGCTCCGGCCAAGGACGAGGATGCGCAGTACCCGATGAGCCACCTCTACAGCCAAGACCGCTACCGCGTGTGGTCCACCAAGGTCGGGAACGCGGACACCGCCATCAAGGTGCAGATTGACCTCACCGGCGGCGCCAATGGGGCAGGGGCGGGTGGGGCGGATGTGGCCATCTCGTCGGCGGCACTACAGGGCTTGCGCGGACATGCGGGGACCACGCCGCCCGCATCGGTCGCGGTGGGCTACCGGACCCGCGCACAAGGCTACTCGGCCACCACCTACACCAGCGCCGGCACGATCACCACGTCTGGCGAGCGCGACTCTGTCCTTGAGTTCGGCCAGGTCAGCGCACGCTACTGGGAGCTTAACTTCACCAGCTACAACGCGGCGGGTTTCGCCCTCGGTAGTTTTTGGCTCGGCGTGCTCAACGACTTCGGCATTTTCTGGTCCGCAGGCGGTGGGGCCGCATGGGCAGACGAGCACAACGTGCTCTTGAGCCGCACGGCGGGCGGGCACTTGTCCGGCGTGGCGCGGGGTGACGCTTGGGCGCAATACACGCTCACCTTCCGTGCCATTGACAACACCAAGCGCGCGACGCTGCTGTCCCATTTCGGTGCTGCCCAGCGTGCGCAGCCACTCCTTCTCTTGGATGAGAACAACGTGCCGCGGCAGTTCATGGTCATGGGTGGCCCACAGTTCTCGCAAGTCTTCGGCGGCGTGTACGACGCCACCGTCAACCTTGAGCGGCTGGGCTAATGGCCACGCAAGCATTCCTCGATAGGTTCCGCCAAGGCGGTGGTGCGCTGCGCCACCTGCTCATGCTCACCGCACCGCGCGATGACGGGACACAGAACGACACGGTTTACCTGGCGGACACGGAGACGGCGACGCTGGCGGACGTGGTCCCCGGCATCACTTCGGGCCGCATGTGGACCAGCGGCGTGCTGGACTTCGGACCCGTGTCCTGCCCGGGAGAGTTTTGCGGCACTGCCATCTCGCTATGCGCCTCGTCCGTGGTGCTCAACGCCGACAAGGTGGTGCGTCTGCCCGCTGGGGTGGGCGGGCTACTCGATACGACGCTGCGCGGCATGCTCCGCACCCATGTGCTGGTCAATGCCTCGGCGTGGGTGTTTCGCGTGTTCGAGGGGCTCAATGGCGCCGGCGATGCACAGCAGCTAGGCCCATTCCGCGTGCTCGCGGTTGAGCTTATGGGCAGCAGCCTTACGCTCCAGATGCGGCAGCGGACGGATTGGAATAAGCCAGTGGCACCGAGAC